GGATCTGTTTGCAGGCCAGCAATTAGATAATCACAGTGATTCTTGGCTTCAGCAAGCATGGCAATATGACCTGCGTGTAGCATATCAAAGGTACTAAAAGTAATACCAATCTTTTTACCATCTTGCTTGAGTTTACGAATGTGATTGAATATCATAACTATTTATTGATTTATGTATCTTGTTCAATTTTTACTTGTAACGGGAATCCGTTGTTGCGAGCCAACATTGTGACTTCGATACCTTTTTGTTCAGCCATTTCATAAGGCAATACTGCTACCACTGCCGAACCTTCTTCGTGTACCTGTGTAGTCAGCGATTCGGCTGCACCTTGATCGTAGTTGAATATAACCTTGAGTGTTTCGATCACAAACTCCTGTGTGGTAGTTTCATCATTGATGTAAATCACACGGAATTGAGGTGGTTCCTGTATATTGAGTTTGGGTTCAATACGTGGACGTGTTTCTATATGTGTTTTGGTTTTTGACATTAAAGTTTCGCTCATGATAAAAATAAAGGGAAGTTTTCTTCCCTTTATTATACAGCCTTACCGCTTATTTTGCAAATGTAATGGCAATTTTTTTAGGCTTGTCTTCTTCTGGAACCAGTTGCTCCAGAGCAATAGCCAGGATACCATTTTTAACAGTTGCACCACGAACTTCAATGTGTTCAGCCAATGGGAAAGTGCGTACAAAGTTACGTGCTGAAATACCTTTGTGCAGGTACTCAACTTCGTCTTCCCGTTTAACCTGTTCACCGCGCACGGTCAGTATGTTTTCTTTTAGCTCAACGTCAATCTCGTCCTCGGCAAAACCAGCTACAGCCACTTCGATTACGTAGTGAGTGTCATCCAGTTTGACAACATTGTGTGGTGGGTAATTGTCTGACTTGCTGCTAGCAAACTGTCGATTCAACTGTTCAAACATTTGATCAAAGCCAATGGTCTGACGGTGAATCTGGTTCACAAAGCTGGGTAAGTCAAGGGTGTGGATTTGTAATTGTGTCATTTTATATCTCCTTTATTAAGCAAAATATGACTATAAGTGTAGCCCGACAATCGGCACTACACGTATATTTATACACGAAAAACGTGAATTAGTCAAGAACTAATATAATTTTTTGGGAAGACTCTCTGAAGCTAGTTTTTTGCGCCAACGGTTCTTGGCCGCTGCTTTAGCTTTTTTACGTGTTGTGGTAGGTTTTTCGTAGGTTTCGCGTTCTTTAAGTTCACGAAGCAGGCCGGATTCCAGCACTTTTTTCTTGAATTTACGCAATGCTTTTTCCACAGGTTCGCCTTCACGTACCGTGACGGTGTTGCCTCTACATACAACTGGTGAGCCTTTTTGATAATATGCCATAGTGTTATTTATTGAAATATTCTTCAGGGTTGGTTATTTTTGCATCCAATACAACATCTGCTTTGGCTGCTACCAGTGCAAGCCATTCGGGTTGGTTCATTTCTTCACGGTAAAAATACACATTGTACACTTGATCCCGCTGTTGTATCATTTCAGCCAGTACACGCAGTTGTTCTTCGGGCGCATTCAGTATCAATACTGTTTCTATATAGTCGGGTGGTGTAACAAAATTACTATGCATTCTTTTCCAGATATTGTTGAATCTGTTGACGTTCTACATCACTTAGTGCATCGGGATCGTATCTGCCCGCATCAATTTCGGCAATCAGGTGTTGTATGTACTGTTCATCATAAGCATACACATCTGTTTGTTCTTTGTCAACCTCTATCCACTTGCTGCCGTTGAATTTGAACAGACGATTTGGCAAATAATCTGTTCTTAGATAAATGTCGCCTTTGTCCGGATTGGCCGGATACTCGTTGCCAAATCCGGTATTGCTGGCCTTGGCCAGATCAACTTGGTTATCTGCCTGCAATCCGGTAGTCAACAATTTACTCATATCAACACCACGATTGGCACCAGGCCTTGCTTCAGGTATCACCGGAGGTTCTGGATCAGCAGCAGGTGCCATAGCCTCTACCACTTCAACACCATCTTCATCGGGTACATAGTCGGGGTTGATGTCGCCATCGGCAGTTAAATATCCAACTTCTTTTAACTGTTGTACTACCTGATCAGCATCTTGTTGTGTGGCCGGAGTCCAGATCGTTTCTGGTTCGACCACAGGTAATTCTTCTCTGGCTTCGCTTACATAGGTTTCGTCTGAGTCAGGACGCTGTTGCAGGTCCGGGGTGGACTCTGCGGGAACTTTTTCTTTAAATAGTTCCTCCGGAGGTAGTTCAACTTGAATCTCTGGTTCCGGATCTGGTAGTACAGTTTCAGCGTGTTCGGCGTATTCGGCCAACATGGCATTGATTTGCTCGATTTGCTCGTCTGTTATCGGACCGTCATCGGGCGCATACTGTGGTTCTTGGGGGGCAAATGCTGGCCCAGTTTGTACCCACTTGCCATCGGGCATACGTACCCCTTCATAATTTGGTGTGCCATCATCAACAAGTTTCAATTCAGGTTTTACTGATTTTTTTAATAGAGTATCTTTGATATCATTTAACTTGTCCAAGAATGATGGAGGTTTTTCTTCTATACCAAGATCTTCCATAGTTTCTGTTAGATCGCGCTCAATTCTTGCGTGTGCTTCTGCATCAGTTTCGTTACGATTCCAGGCAAATGTCATTTGTGCAGCCAACAACATGATAATGGCAAGTGGATCAAACACCACAACAATCATTATAATGATCCAAGTCACTGCTTGCTCCAACATAGTGGCATCTGGTGCTGCCCCGTACAAGAAAGCCGCAATGTATTTGATTGGGCCAACTTCGGCTTCTACCTTGCGATTTTCTGCTCTGATAGGTGCAGACTCTTCATTGATTGCTGTAATAATTTTCTGATTGGCTTCTATGTCTCGAGCTAGTGCAGCACGATCACGTTTTTGTGCATTACGTATAGCAACTGCTTTGTCAGCACCTTTTTCATCTGAGCTACGACCCATGACTTGGTCGACAGCTTCATCCATTTGTCGCAGCTGTTTGCGATTGGCTTCGATATTGTCCTTGGCTGTTTTGATCTTCTCATCAAAAATAGCCAGTTTAGCACCCACATCACCTGACACTAAATTTTGATCGGTGTGTGCTTTGCTTAGGAAGCCAAAAATACCCATTGAAGTAATCAGCATCAATACCATGACTGCAACACACATATAGGTTTTCATCAGAATTGGAACACGTGTCCAATGCTGTTTGATCCAGGTAGCACAGACCAGTTTGGCCACTTCCAGGCTCACACCCATGATCATAATTGGGATTGCAGCCGCAGAAAAAATAGCGGTTAGACCTACAACGCTATAGTAGATAGCAACCGAACTAATAGTTAGTCCGGTTAAAAGTAATAGGCAAGCAAGTATCATAGTTAGTATTTATCAGTGGAAGATAATGTAACTGTACACTAAAAATATTTTTGCGTCAACTTGTATTATAACCGAACCGGAGTTGTTGTTATATCGATATCAAAAATCCACATATCCAAAAAGTCTGAGCGCACATAATCAAATGGAATCCAGCAATGGCCCGAATCTCCCCAATCGGTGCCAAAACTGTTACGTGCCAGCACCAATTCTCTATCCAAATCGTAGCCAACCAAAAACATAGCGTGGCCACCGATGGGCTCTTGATCTTGTGATGGCATTTCAAGTACCGAATTGATATCGGTTATGAGTTCAAATTCTGGGTATACTGCCATACCAAATACCACAGGCCAATTGTGGTTCAGGGCATCCAGGATGTCTTCGAGACTGTTTAATCTATAGTAATTTTTAATATTGCGTCGTCGGGCATCAAGATAACTTTCTTCGCTGGGAGTCATGGCAAAACGTTCAATCAGATAAGGCCAGTACACTTCGGCACATATTCCATACAATCTCAAGGCCTTGATAGCATCTCTGATATAGGCACCTTCGTCACGATCAATATTTTCTTCCAGCAATCGTGCATTGTAGTACACAAACAATCTGCTGAGGTTTAATTTGTAATTTTTTTGAAAATTCTGCAACATCTCGTATGCGCCAACTACAGAGTTTCCGGTGCAACTGCCAAGACGACCTTGCTCTTCTACAGAGTCACACCAGGGCCGTAGATCCACCGTGCTACGCAATGGTGTACGAGTGGGCACATACGGCAAATCCCTAAAGTCAACGGGATCTGCACGTAGGCGATATTTCTTGCTGACTAACATTCAAAATCTATTGGGCCAGTCAATGAATAACGCATTTATATATGTATTTGCTAAAGAAGCAGTATTTGTATTACCAGTTAGTATTGCATCCTCGGAGGTGGTAGCTGCTCTAATGTCGGCTGGCCAATCCTGGGCTCTTCTAGCAGTAGCCTGCTCTTGCCAGAATTTAGAAATATTTGTAAACAATGGAATAGTAGATTGCAGGCTGTAACTAACAGGACTGGTTGTGGCTAATAAGGTTGCCAGATTGTTGATACTGCTGGTGTTTAAAGTTTGTGCTGCCGTAGGCGGTACTGTATTGCCTGCATAGATGCCGGTAACTATTCCAGTGGCCGATGTGGTAAAATCCATAAAGTTCTGTGTGAATGTGGCTGCGGTGGCTGTGGGATAATAACTGGCATAATTTGACGTTATAGCAGTGGCTGCTGTGTTCAGGGCCTGGCTAAGAGCAGCCTGATCTGCAGACCCATTGCCGACAGCAATGATAAGATCTCTCATTCGACCTTGGTAATGAGCAAACATACCCTGGACCTCGCGTCTAATAAGGTTGGCTATTGCCGGATCATTGATTGTGGATTTGACAGTGGTAGACATATGATGCGTGTTGCTGAGCATCTTGACATTGCCGTTTGAGATTACTCCCATCATTTCCATTGCCATTGGATGATCATAATGCTCTTCTGTGATGTTGTGTGTGATTACTTTGTACATTTTATTTTTCCTTTGTTAAATGTAATTTTTAGTTTACTGAGTGCCAGGTACCGCACACGTATGTGGTTCTAACTGGTGCGCTGTATCCTGAACAAATGCCGGTGATGGATGAATAGGCTTTGCAATTTCCGCAATTCTTTTGGAATGCACCTACTGGAAGGTTAGTTTCTGCCGGCACATATGATGCTGGTAGTGTTACTGGTATTACTGTACCTTCTGGATAGTAGCGTACAAAATTTTCCACAGTTGGTTTGACTTCTGTTGCTGGTTCAGGTTTGACTATGGTTTTTGGTGTTTTTCTTATGATGATAATTGACATTTTGTTTTCCTTTATGTGTTATGTCGTTATGTTGCACTGAGGTAAATTACTGTACCTTGCAGTCTGGTTGTGGTGATGTAATTGATTGCCATGGTAATTCCTTAACCGATCCTAGTTAATGTAACTTTGGCGCTATAACCACTGGGGCTCGCAGGTGCAGTGCCTGCTGGCAATAATGCCAATGATATGGTGGTGTCATTGCTAGTCCAACACATTTGTATGTTTGAACCTGCTGCCATTTGAAGAGTATAGTTACCAGTGACAAATATTTCACTCAGGGTATTGATCAATTGTAAGGGTTGTGCTGAACCTGGCAGGTCCGTTCCGTTGTAGCGCAACCATATGGTCACACTACTAGTGCCACCTGAAGTTTTACTTACAATGATAGTGAACAGTTTGGTATAAGTGCCGGCGTTGACCACAACTATCTCGGTACCCCCACCGGCTAGACCCACATCACTGGCCGGGCTTATGGCATCAAAGGTCACCAGATTAACAGCGTTGGTCACAGGATTGGTCTGTGTTGTACTACTAGTGGCAAATCCAAAGTTGGATAAACCTGAAGGTCCCGGTGGCCCTTCAGGTCCAGGTGGTCCAGCTGGACCTTGTACACCGCCATTGTTGATACTAATAATATCGTTACCAGGACCGCCGACACTACCTGAGTAAATTGGATAACCAACCACAGGTCGTCTGGTTACTGTATGATGTAGCACAGGGTGTCGAAATGGCAGTGGATAAAATGACACGTTATTCCTTTATATCAGCATCATCTGCTTTGATCCAGCTGGGTAGCAGACCTTTTTTAAGCATACTTTTGATCAGAGGCACAACCGAAGGTGCAGGAGTTTCACTTGCAACCATAGCAGGAGCCCCCGACGGGTTGGCAAATATTTCTTTGATAGCTTTTTCACCTATTGCACGATCAGCTGCACCGGTTATTGTAACCAGTTGCGGGACAACTGGCACAGGTGGTGGCAATACTTCTGGCATAGTTTCTACAGGAGTGTCCACAGCAACTGATGTTGGTGCAATAGGTTCCACCGGTTGAATTGTTGCTGTTGGAATAGGTGCGTTAACAGGCTCTTTCTGCACAGGCGAAGATGCCGTAACGGGTTCTGTGGTCGGTGGCTGTGCCTCTGGTGGATTTTGTGCATTGTATAGAGCCAAGGCATAGGCTATTACGTCTGTTTCACTTGGCACCAATGGTGGCGGTGGGAAAGGTAATTTGATACCGCTTTCTCTCCAGACTCGATCACTGTCAATGTTCCACTGAGTGTATGCATCGGCTCGATCTTTGATATACTGATTGTTGAGTTCTTGACGAGCCAGTTTTAATAGCTCTAATCGTTGTTGAGTTTCGTAGTTCACTGTCAATGTCCTTTGATTATTAATTCAACCAATCTAGGAGCAAACAATAGAATAATACCAGACAGTAGGCTTACTACTGCACCAACCACAATTCGTCTATTGGCTCGGTTTTCTTCGTGCAGTTTTTCAACGTCTCGTTCAGCACGTTCAACACGTTCTTCCAATGCACGATAACGCTCTTGGCTAATGTTCGCGTGTGCTTCTAGGTCTTTGTATTCAATCCGCTTGTTGTCGCTGATCACTATGGCTCCCATGGTTTAATCCAGGAACGATAAAGGATACTGTGCGATTATGCCCCTACTCAAGATATCAGCCAAACTGCTGTAACCTTTGGTAGAATGGTTGGGTATACCGCTCACGGCCACTTTTAGTATGTTGTCCAGAGCTATTGCGTCTGCGGCAAAGTCATTATCATATCTAGCTATAAAATCATCTACCCAGAAACCTGTAAGATTGGTCAGCATTTCTACCAGTAAAGGTTCGGGGTATTGACTGGGATTTAACTCGTTTAGATATATGGCTAGATCCTCAATTTGTCTGCGCCAGATATCTTTGTACACTGATAGGTCTGTGGATCTGGTGTTAGTTTTGATATCTTCTACCACTCGTGTGCCGTTTATCAACAGTACACTCAGTAAGGCGCCTACCTTGGTGCCGGCTGTTATGCCATAGTAAGGGATAAAAAAATCTCCCACTGCGGCTGCATTTCTACTTAAATTCCTTTCC